CTTGAAACTTCATTGAGAATATTCTGAGCAGTCTCAGCGTCTAGCAGTCCAGATGTTAGACTGTTTACTGGTGCTTCACCAATAGCAGACAGCATAGAGTTTACTGCTTCCAATTTATTAGTAGGAGTTGTCATGTGTACCTCAATGAAAAAATAAAGAGAAACACCCCCGAAGGGGTGCTCTCAATTAGGATTGCTTAGTGTATTAATGCAATAGCTGATTTACCACGGAGCACGTTGTGACCCATAGCATACTTAGCTACCATTAATGTACCTTGTCGCTCAATCTGATACTCAGACTCAACACCAAGATCCAACAACTTAACAGTCGCTGCTGCATCTTTAGTGAACATTAAGCCTACTAAGTCATTATTATTAGCAGAGTAGTCAGTCTGTGACGTACCTGAGCTATCAGCAGTACCATCGTTCTCGTTAACACCATTAGTGATAGCGTTATTTTGAACAGGAAGATGGTTAGACATTAAGACTTTAACGCCACCGATAGAGGGTACTTGACCTGTAGCAATGCTACCGTTACCACCAGCATCACGATTGATTGCAGTGTTTACGATAGTGTTAGCTTGTACACCAAAGAGCTTGTAGTAAGCTGATGGAGTCAATACTAAGTATTTCTCACCACCCACATCATTCTCATCGAATTTCTGTAGAGCTGAGAACACACCGTCTACAATGTTCTGACCGTCAAAGCCAGTACCAGAAGCACCAGTAGTGTTGATGTCAAGAAGGCCAGCCGTACCAGAAGCGAAGTCAGCGTTAGCCCAGTAACCAGCTTGGTCACCACCAGCAGAGCCAGTGTTAGTAGCTGAACTATAGATAGTAGAGAAGATGTTTTTGTCAGCAGCATTTGCTAACGCATTACCCATCTCTTTACTGTACGTTGAACGTACTTCATAGTGTTGCATTGCTTCGTCAATTTTAGGAACGAAGGCGCTTGACACTAATAGGTCGTCAACAGTTACAGTGATCTCACCGTGGTTGACGGTATCACCTAAGATAGTTTGACCAGCAGTGTGGTAGCCAGCATCAATAGTACCGATGCTTGGGAACTGTGCACTCTTGCCGTTTTTGATTGTACGCACTCTGTGTAGAGGCATCGCAATATTTTTCTCTTCAAACGAGGTAAGAACCTCACCTGAAAATTGCTTCATAAAGATGGCACGTTTGTCGCCAGCTTGGTTAATTTGACCAGAGCGAGAAACCGCACCTGTGTCTGATGTTTGAGATGTCCAAACCATAATATTTTACCTTTTCGTTAAATGTTTAAATGAATGATATTCTACTCAGTCACTTAACACTTAGCCGTTCTCTGAGATTATCCTTCGCAAAGGGTCAAAGGTAATGAGTGTTCGTGTTGTCGTTACTTTTAGAATTAAAAAGCCCTCCGAAGAGGGCAAAAGAGACTATGTTACATTGCTACGAGCAAGTTTGTTCGTAACTTGTTGGCGATATGCGGGATCACTCTCGTATCTAGGATCTTTCATGGCCGTTGTGACTTGCGCCCACGACTCATACGTACCGCCTGTAGCGTTTGCAGACTGTCCACCAATTAAAGATGGGTCTGTACCTTCAACAGTTTGATACTTTTGTTGTAATCCTGATACAGCCAACTTTACCATATCAACGTCTCCTGAATCTACAGCACGATCATAAGCAGCTATCTCTTGTGGAGACATATTGTCTGCTGCCCAGTTAATCATTTCTCTGTAAGACTCTTCGCCACCTACAGTATTGTAGACAGCGTTTTGGTATTCTGCATTAGTGGCCTCTTGACCCTTAATCCAAGTATCTACCAAATCTTTAGAGAAGCCTTTCTCTTCGAGCGCATTGTATGCAGTCTCAGAAAGACCTCCTTGTTCGTTATACTCTTGTTGAAGAGTATCAAAATCAATTCCAACATTATCTAAAGCTTCTACAACCTCGGTCGCATTGGCATTAGGTGAAGGACTTACTTCAACTTCTTCAACTTGTTGCTCGTCACCTGAACCCATCTTCTGTTCTAATTGGGCATAAGCTTCTGCCATCTGTTCGGCATCTTTAAACTTCTCAGGTAACCAATCAGGGCGTTCAGGTATGTCAGGGTTATTATTGGCCTCTAACTGTTCGCCCTTTTCTATCATTGCTTCTGCGTGTTCAGGGTTCTCACCCTGTTCTTCATAAGTTGATAAATTTTCTGTACTCATAAATAGTCTCTTTTGTTAAAAGTTATTCTTGTGGCATCTCCGTTTGAGCCATCGCTTCAGCCGCACCCTTAGCCATTGCTGGGGTAGCTTTTTCAGCCAACGACATCATCTGCTGTTGCTGCATCATTTCTTGCTGCTGTTGCTCTGCCGCCATCTGTTCTTGTTGTTTTTGTTCAGGCGACTTAATTAATCCTTGTGTATCAATACCCAGAGAGGCTGCTAGACGAGCGATATAATCATCAATATTCATCTGTTGTGCAATTACCTCTGCACCAAGTGGTTGTAGATACTGAAGGAAAGCGGAGAGTTTATTTAGATCCTGTCCACGACCCAGTGCTTCCAGACCTGTAACGATCTGAGGCTTGAGAGTGTCCTTAGGGAACTTTGGCATCTTCTTCTCTTTCTGCATTTTCTGTAGTAAGAGATTAACAAGAGGCACTTGAAACTCTTGAGAGAGGACAGAGTAGATACCACCAAGGGCAGTCTCTAACTCTTGTGCCATGTACCGAACTTCTTCTGCTGTAACACGCTCGGCATTACGTTGCACTGAGCTGTTAAGGAGGAACGCAAAAGAGAGTCGTTCTGTAATAGTGTTCATTGTTTCTTGTGCAACCCTGAAGTCATTAAACTTCTGTGCTTGCAGTGTTGTCACATCATTAGCATCACCTGAGATGATACCACCGTTAGGTGAGTCTGCTATGTTGCGTATTTTAGTTGTACCGTTAGGACGTACTAGGAATAGAAGTTTAGCTGATGCTGCACTACCTTCTACGATAGCTCGTGTAAGAGCTTCGAGAGAGCGCACATCACCAATATATTCTTCAACAAAACCACGTCCGTAATCTTCACCGTCTATAGCGATAAAGCGTAATGCCATCCAAGGGAGTTTCTCTTCAGGGTATGTACCTGTAGAGTTAGGTATAATAACACCGTGAACTTCTTGGTGAACTTTATAGCTTTTACCTTGCCTTTTAATACAGGTGTAAAGATCACATTCTTTTTTGCTTAAACCTTCTTGGTATTGGGGGTTCTCAATAAGAGCCTCTTGTACCTCGATAGGTAGAGCATCGTATGCGATAGTTTCTTTAACAACAATCTTTAGTAAGTTACCCATTGAATCTCGTTGGATTACATAGCGGTCAAGGCGAAAGACTTTCATGCCACCTTTAGGTGGTAGGTGCACAAGCGCATTACCACTAACAATGAGTTGCTTGATTGCTTCAAAAGCAGGAACACGAATAGCTCGTGATTCTATTTCTTGTGTAGCACTACGCTCAATACGAGCGAGGGCTTCTTCAACCTGTCCTCTAGCGTCACCACCTAACTCGACCAAATCATAATCATCAATAGTAAGACGGAAGAATGGTTCGTTAGGAGGGAGGAGGGTCATTAGGAGCTTAGAGGCTAAGTTGTTTACCCCTCTTGCTCCGACAGATTGGTAGGGTGTGTCGTACTGATACGATCCCGTATGTCCTTCAGGGGGCATTAGTGTCGGTATCGTCAGTTCAGCACAGTTTCTCGCCCTTGTAAGAAATGCAGCACGATCAGCCGTCATGTTGTCATAGCTTTTGGCTATGCTGTCATCGTAATTCATGGGTTAATCCTTAATAGTTTCTAGCTATTTGTAGAGCTTGGTTAGTTTTTTTCTTAGTAGCTTTGACAGCTTTTGCTGCCCCAGTGTCTTCTACCTTACTGACCGCTTTACCCGCAACAGTTTCATCTACTTTACCTAAAGCTTTAGCAGCTCCAGACTCTTTGGCTTTGCCGACTAAATGCCCAGCAAGCATACCGTTACCTTTTTTTGCAGCTAATCCAGCTAAACACATAACTAAGCTCCTATCTTCAGGCCGCTTGTCGCACCGCCTGTACTGCTACCAGCTACCTGTACGCCTGATTTACCACGTCCAAGTTTACCCTTAGACCCAGCACGTTTTCTCTTAAGACCCATTGCGTTTGAATCAGTAGAGTCCTCAAGAGTTTCTGGTGGTTTCTCTGGGGGTGGTGGTGCGGCTGGTGGTGGTGGAGGTGGTGGTGGGGTCTTCACATCGGGTGCTAAACACATAATTAATTCTCTTCTGTTATATCATCGTGGAGGAACTCCATCCTTTCGATGACGGATTGTTGCCCCTGTAAATAGGCGATCTGTTCTGGAGTTTGGCCTAGTCTTTTAGGGAGCTTGTCTGGAAATATCTGCTTAAAATGTTGTAGTAATTCTTTACTTAAATAAGGTGTTTTTTCC